TCGGCTACCTCGGCCTCAGCAGAACTGTCTGATTCTGTTTCATAGAGTGGGCGCAACTAATCCTTTTCCCACCACTCTTGCTGGGCTTCTTTTGCGTTTTCCTCTATCAGTGACCATCGCCTGTTGTATTTCTCAGACGAACCGTAGTACAGCTTGCCCTCGTTTTTCCTGATCTCGTTATCAACAACCTTCTTAGTTCGCTCGATGCCATCAGCAATTTCATTGACAGTGTTTTGCGGATTGTTAAGCAGGTAATCGGTTACCTGCGTAGAGATAGGCAGTTGAGACATGATTGCCGTGCTGATCGGAGCATTTATTTCGTGGTACTGGATAGATTCTCCAAAAGTTATTTTGTAGTTAACTGGAACATGAAGGCTTTCATCGTTTGCCTTGTCATGTCTTACTGATAAGTGAACCTCGTTTTGTCCGGGGGTCTGGTCTTTCACAAGTTCCCAGTAGTTCCGTGCTTGGTTCCACCACTGAGCCACACCTGCAGGGCCTCTGGTAGTCGGGTCTTTTGGCTTGTGTGCAATCGTTAGAACGGTAACACCCCAGCTTGCCACTGCGTTGAAGTAAGGAATGACCATTTCCTCACTGCTGGTCTCCCCGCCGACAGCGCGCGCTCCTGAGTCAATAATCACCATGCCGATACTACGAGATGCGATCAGGTCGTAGAGTTCCCGCGCTGCGTCTGCTATTGGTGAGTACATTCTTTTATAGAAGATTCTTCCTGCCTCTTCAGCAGTACTTATCCCTGCCAGTAACTGTCTCCTGCGTCGAGCCTGCGTGACCTGAGACGATTCATAGTCGAGATACAGCACGGGCTTAGGCTCAAGCAACATGGTGGTTCCCGGCATGACAGTTTTTCCGTAGCTGTATGAGATCGCCAGTGCCATAGCCATCAGGGACTTGGTACTTCCGCCATCTGCAGCAATGATGTTGTGTTCGCCATACTCTACGAAAGGCCATACGGTGTACTGGGCAGGTGGAGGGTCTTCCACGGATGACAGGTCTATAAGATCGTCACCAATTTCAACTACGCTGTTGAGGTGTTGTTCTATCAGGGCAAGGCGAGCGTCCCAGCCACGATTTACCATTCGCCTGTTCAGGCTTCGTATATGAGAGTCAGTGTTACTGGTGGATGTCAGGTTCCATCGCTTGTACATCAGGATGCTGACAGGTTTCGCGTTTTTATCTCGACGATAACTGACAGTTAGTACACACCAGAAATCCAGACCACTCCTTACCGGGTGTGCTATCTGGATGCGGAACATTTCCTTCGTGACATCGTCATGCCATGTGTACAGGTGGTGTCCCACGGTATTCTGCTCGTAGTCAGGCTCCGGGAAGTCGTCCCCGCCCTTCGTAGGCATACCGCTGCCATATTCGATTCCACGGTCTTCAGCTATCTCTTCAATAGTCTCTCGATATCCGGGTTGTCCATTTTCCAATTAAGTCCTCGCTTCTTACACTCTATTATCAGGTTGATGTAGTCACCGCCTGTACTACACTTGCCGTAGCATTTCCACAGCTGAGGCTCTGTCCAGATAACAAAGGACGCGCCCTTTTGTTCGTTATGTAAAAAGCATTTTCCAGTCAGCGTTTTGTTACCACGCAGTTCAGTAAATGCTCCAGCAGTATCTTCAATCCTGTTTGACATTTTTATTCGTTCAATAAGGGATAACCCGCCCATGCCAGACCTGTAAGGCGGCTTGATGCCCTTGCAGTCCTCTCCACATGGTGCGTCAGGATTGAACATCATGTGGATGTTATGGGCTACCACTTCCCAGTGTGGTGTCTCCAGTGCTGTCTCGTATCTGAAAACCTCTTCCGAAGTAACCAGATCACATGCGACAGGGATACCGTTAGCTACCTGCTCAAGAGAGGGGGTGTCACCCCACCGTCCACAGTTTTTACAACCGCGGATATCAAGAGCCTGTTGCCGCTTGGCCTCCCATGCCGCACGGTTTTTTCTACTCATCCTCTTCGATAGTTATATCGAGATGGTCAAGCACCTTGTTGAAACTCTTACGAATGTCAGTGAGCATATACTCGCATGACTCAAGCCGTTCATTGAGGTTTCGTCCGCGCTGTTCCAGTATCTCGATTGCCTTGGCGTGATGATTGTGCGCCATGGTCATTTTGTCTACCCATTCTTCGATGGGGATTTCTTTATCCGCCATTGAGTGTCCTTTCCACGGGTTCATATATTTCGGCTCCTTCAGGGAACAGACCTTCCTCGTCCATGTCCCTTAAGCCATCAATAATTGCGTCTGCTTCCTCACGAGAGGGAACAAGCGCATTCATTTTTATTTCCCAGTATTTCATTTCCAGTTCGTCCTTTTTAGTTTTAGGTCGTCACCAACAGGTCAGGCTTTCACTGACCTTTCACCGGACATGTTCGTTTTCTATCCGTACTTGCTGTTGAGCGGTGATGCGTTCTACAGCGTAGGAGGCGAGGGAACAGCAACAACCCGCTTGCACTGCGAACTCTACGCATTGGTGACGGTCAATAAATCAGTCTTTCTCCTTTACCACTGCAATTCCTCCACATCTTCCTCAGCTTCTGGCTCCGGTGCTGGCTGTACTTCCTCGACATTTATCAAGGGCAGAAGCGTAGGTGGAATCTGTGCGAGAGTAATCTTTTTGATTGCTTCACGCAAGGTTTCTTTCCACTCATCACCGTCTGGTGTTTCGTCCCAGACTTTTGGAACCAGTACGTTTGTCAATGCCGTTGCAGCTATGCGCTGCTCGACAGGGAGCCTGCCCAGTGCAGACTCTCCGATGAGAGAACCCGCAGGTTCTGGAGGGGAAGAAGTGTTGACCTGTCCCGTCTGCCCCGTGAGGATAACTTCCTCGATATCGTACCAGTAAGTACCGTCGTTCTTCATGCTCACTTTTAGTGTTGCCTGAACAACATCACCTGCAATAGGAAACGGGCCGGGGTAATCAATGGGCTTACTGTCCACCCAGTCTTTCCACTGCCACTCATTACGTTCTTTGTCTTCCTCGAACGTCAGGCGTGGCGGTATGTGGTAGACATTACCTGCCTGTGAAGTTCCATCCTTTGCAATCATCAACTCACGAACCGTGAGCGAGAGAGGCTTAAAGCGAATGTTCTTCTCGTTTTGCGAGTGTGCCTCGAAGGGCCACACATCTACTTTTGGCATGATTTACTTGTCCTTTTTAGCTTTAGCTTTTATCTGAAGTTCCGGTGCGCCCTCTTCTTGTGCGAAGGCAATTATCTTTCCTATCTCACCACCTTTTCTGGCTTCCTTCTTTAGCCTGATCTTGTTCCACGTCCTTGGACGCGGCTTGTTCATAAGGTACTCAGCTTCATCAGGGCCATAGAACTCAAGCAAAGGTTGCAAGGCATCTTCGTTCCAGACGTTCTTGCTCTTTAGTTCTACAGTCCAGCCATCGTTTTCGTAGAACGTCGCCTCTCGTGCGTTCAGGTGACCCTCTATCTGCCAGTCCAAGCGTCCAAGCATCTCTCGTTTTGCTTTGAGTTCTGCAATGACAGCTTCACGGGTATCAAGTAGGGCAGTTAAGTCTGCTCTTTGTGTTTCATCGTTCATTGTATTTCCTCCCGAAATACGAAACCCCCGGATACTGGAAATCACGGGGGTTTCTGGCGTTGGAAGGAGGCTGCAAAGGACAAGCAGCACACGCCTGTCCATGAGTATACCTTCCAAATCCACACCCTGTGGTTTTACAGCTTGTAAGAAACCCACCCCCTTTAGGGGGGTTCTTGGGGATGGGTTTATATATTAGAGTTCTCCTTCCTTTTCTCCGTGCAAGCCTTCTGCATGGTAGGGTGCGTAGGTGACTTCGTAGCTACAAACTCCACACAGTGAGCCACTAAAAGGCTTTGCTGTGGAGTTACATTTGCAAATACATTTGCAAATCATCGGTCTGGTTCCTTTCTGCTGCGGATTAGCTAACGGCGTTCCTTACCACGGCGAGATCGGTTCTCGCTAACGAGTTTCGACCGTTGGGCTTCGACTCGCTGGATAAGGTCACCGGGCAACTCGATCTGGTGTGCCTCCCCGTACTGGTCAACAAACTCCACGAACACGACGATTCGACCACGCGAGCGCGGCTTCTCGTTCTCATGCACAGCCACTTCGTAGACCTCGTAGACGGTGACGATGTTGTAGGTCGTTTCGACCTCATCAAACATCGAGTCGTCGAGGACGGTCAACGCTGACCGCTTGAAGTTCACCGCACCAGTGTTCACGTCGGTACGCATGGCCTCCCGGCGGCGGGACTGAAAACCTCGCGGATCAGTCCACGGCTTTCGTTCGACATCTTCGATCATTTGGCCTGTTCCTTCGTCGCCCGAAGTTCATCGTATAAACTTTTGCGTCTAGCATTAATAGCTACTGTCAGGGCTTCATCAAGTGCCTCGGCTTGAGGCTTGTCAACAATCGCTGAATAAATCTTCAGCTTCTGGTGACACTCAGGGGTTATCCCTCTTATGTGTAAGTCTTTTGACATTTACGCTGCCACTACTTTCCACTGTGATGCTGACAAGTCAACAACATTCATACCAAGGGATTCCAGTTCGGTTGCCCGGTCGTAGGTCTTGGAGTCTTCCGCTGTGCGTGTTACCGCATTAGCAAGAGACCACTGGTTCAATGAACCGCCTTCGACTAAGTGCCGAAGTATGGAACCCTGCTCTTCATCACTGACCTTGAGAATCTTAGAGACCCTTTCCACTGCTTTCACAGGGTCGTTCTCAATTTTTCTCCCGGCTGCAAGGCTGTACTTGTCGAGCGTTTCCTGCATGGCTACCTCTGTCAGAGCGTGGTCAACCGTATCTCGCAGCTTCAGGAACGTAGCCCTGTCATCTGCTATACGTGTCTCGTCTCTGTAGTATTCACCCGTAACGTCAACTACCCGACCAACGTGATACTTACGGAATTCTTTTCCGACGATCATCAGGTTGGAACACCATGCCGACAGGGTCATCGTGCTTACCTGCAGCGAGCCTGCGCCCACCTCCGAGTTGCTTATGACTGCACCCCAGATGATCTCGTCATCCGTAGCGCGTCCGATCTGGTGACCTTCGCCCCAATCGACCTTGCCTCTCAGCTTTCGGTCAACGACCTTGATGTGCATGCGTGTCTCTGTTATCTCGCTTGAGATAACGTCCACGTCTTTTTCATGGAGAACGGGGAGAACTGCTTCCGCCAGTTCCTCGTTGTCTAACGCCCTGTACTTTTCAGACAGGAACGCTCTTGCGCTGGTGTCCATGGTTCGCACCATGCGACGCTTGGGTTCCTTTTGGAACCACTCTTCCACGTTACGGTAAAGCAGCGCGGGTGCTTCCTCTCGCATCCGGTCGTAGTACCTGCGCGGGATGCCTGTATACGTGGCTATCTGCCCCTGAGCGTGGTTGGTCAGGTCAAAAGTACCTTGGTCTTCCACGATCAGTTGGTCACCGACTACCTGTAGCTGACGTGTGTCAGCAACGTAGTCATTCTTTGCCTCGCTTTGTGCAGTAATTTTTGCAGCGAGTTCTTGCAAACTTAATCCAGTTTTCACTGTCTTGTCCTTTATTTTCGTTAGAGCCTATGCTCCAACAGTAAGTCGTTCCCATTTTCAGTATTTTTAGCTACCACCCCCCTTCATGTACCTTATCATACGAATGGTCACCAGTCTACATATTTGGATACGTGTGCCTATCAGCCTGTCCATTCAATCTCGACCCACTCAGTACCATCTTCGTCTACGTCGATGTCACTGATATCGCCCTCATCGTCTTCGTCAAGGTCGTCGTAGTTGTTTTCCACGTAACTCTCGACATCGGAGGTGTCCGTCAGGTCGTTTTCTGCTGCCATCGCAGCGTCGATGTACGCCGATACGCGCTTGTGGTAGTGGACGGTGTACCCACTCGCCTGACGTTGAACGAGAATGTTGAATAAGTCACCGAGTTCGGTAGTTCCCTCTTCGTTGGTGAGCCAGTATTCAAACACCCCGATACCTGAATCGAAGTTGAGACTGTCGATCTCAGTTTCGATCTCGTTTACCCACGGTTTGTAGTCCCACACAGCGGGTTGGTACTCGACAGCGGGTTCTGCTTTTCGTTCTGTGGCGAAGTTTTCTCCTTCGCGGATGTGTCCGCTACCGGGGATAGCCTCAACCGCTGCTTTCGCAGGAACCGCTGCCTTTTTCAAGGTGCGGATAAACAGGTTGGGGTGGCTCATTGTTATTCGTACTGTCATGTCAATTTCCTTAGTGTCTAACGATTACTATGTTTTTCTGGCGGTGACTGGCCTTACTCCTGTTGCCACCGCACTCGCCGCACTCGCGGCACTGTATGCCTCGGCTACTGTTCAGGCACAGTCTCTCGTCCTCGACGATTTCAGACTCGTCGTCCACGATTCTGTATGTCCTGTAGCCCTTGGCCTGTGCATCTGCTTTTTGTTTTAAGTTCTCGACAGATGCCATTGAGAACTTGGCGTATTCGGGAGACACCCACTCCCATTGGTGCGTATAGCTGCTTCCTTTCTTGTTGCTTACAGCATTTTCCAGTTCTTCCCATACATCCATGGGAACAAATGCAGGGTCACCCCATGCACCCTGCCTGATAGGCGTGTTGTATTTGTTGGCAAGTTTTGCCAGTTCGGTCGGCGTTATGCGCGGTGCTTCCAGTCCTTTTTTCCACGTCGGTGTTATCCAGATCGGTAGAACGTAGCATCCGCCGCCGTTATTCCATCGCATACTGCAGTTGCCACAGACTGACGCGTCCAGTCCCAGCCTTACAGCTTCGACTGGCGACACACTTTTTACGAGTATGTATATCTGTATCATCCATCCAGTTTTTCTATTTTTAGACGGGTCTTTGATACAAACAGCCAGAACCATTATCTCTGCGCCGTCGTATGGTGATTTTCCTTCCCAGATCACCGCACTGTTGAACGGCTTCATGTCCTTTTTTCCTTCCTTAAAACTCACACCCACACTCGCACTCACCGTGCAAGCAGCCTCTAGTGTGTTCGCATATCCCCTCATCATCTTCGCAAGGGATGTTGTTGCAGGGACATTCCTTGTCCTGCTCACAAGGGTCATCGCAGTCGCAGCGAATCTGACCGCCGACATATAAGCCGTCTTCCCTGCCGACGATGATCTCCTTGTACGCAGCATTGTTGGAACCTCCAACACGTAGGTTGTATTTCTGGTCGCCCACCTTGCCGTAACTCAGCGGGTCAACCTCATTGTTGTCAATCAATTCAAGTGCTTCGGCAAGTGAACTTGCTTTTACCTCAAATGTTTCTGACCAACCTGTTTCTACTATGATCTCGTATGTATTAGACATACCTGTCCTCCTCATAAAATCCCAGTGCTTCACGTTCTGATTTTTTTACGTGCGTATCTGGGTGTATTCCTAGTTCAGCTGCTTGTTTCCGCCATGCCTCCTCATTTTCTCTGCGATCAATCGCAGCTAGTTTTTCGGATACTGTCCCTGCACAAGTACGTTTGTTGCAAGACATTACTTATCCCTTTACTTTCCAGACGTATACAGCCCTGTCCCTGTGGGTGTGACGGAACCTCTTTTCAGACTTGAGTTGGACGTTTGTTATTGCGCTCTTGGTCTGCTGAAGGATGATGCAGCCGTCCGCAGGAGGTTTTCCGTTACAGCAGTCACCAAAAACGGCTATCTCGTCACCAATCTCTTCGATACGAAGGCGTATAGCCCCCTTAGCCCTGCCATGCCTAGGCTCAAGATTCCTGATTATTTCGTTTTCCAGTGCAGTTGCAGTTCTAATTTCCATTTTTCTTCAGTCCTTTTTTTATCTTCCATACAGGCCAGCAGGATTTGACGTGAGTTGGTCTGTCACCTCTCACTTGCTGCTTGCAAAAGAAGCATGTATTTCCGTGCCTGTTAATGTGTTGAATTACCTCACGCACCGTCGGTACGGGTTCCGATTCGTAAGGTGTCCAGAAGCTACGCATTTCGCAAGTATGCCTCCACGTTTTCTCGTGACCCAACCATATAATGGGGCATTTGAGAGTGCGTCCACTGAACCCATTCCCTGATAACTGCATAGTTCTTTTCGTCAGCAAGGACTATTGCATCGGTGTGGTTGGAAAACAGCGCGGTCAGAAAACCGCCCGGTCTTATGCCGTGTTCGACGTACCTTTTTATACTCGCAACCATCCTAGGATTTTCTTGGTTCGGTACTGTTGAGTAGTCGATGTCCCTGTGGCTACCTTTGCCAAGAGGGTGGTATTGCGATTTCAAGGTAAACCTCTTTCTTTTCCAGTTCCCTGCAGTATCCAAGGGCTTTTTCAAGAGCCTTCTGTGCTGCGTCTTCTCGTCCAGAGCCAATCATTAGCAGCATGAACTCAAGCTGAAACTTGATGACTCTGCCTGCCTTTCTTTTTTCAGTCGTTGGCATGGTTTTCTATCTCTTTCTCCTTCTTCAGGTGATCTATGGCTTTTTGCCATTCTTCACTCCAGTTTTCAAACTTAATGTCAGCTAGTTTCGATAAAGCCTCCTTATCTGACTTGGTGATGGTCTTTTTTCCAGTGAGTTGTTCAAAATGTTCAGCGGCACCCTCTGGGTACTTGATGTACTCAAGGTCATTGCCGTAGACATTTTTTACAATGGTGATTATTAGCTTCATTAGTGTGTACTTGTTTTTTCCTTCCAACCTTGTTCGGGTGTTTTCGTAATCGAACCTCTCATGTGAACCCACTGAATACGAGCGTCCTTGCAGAATTCCGTGAGCGTGTGCGATACGTCAGGGGTGTGGTGAGACGGGCATTTCACTTCAACGTGTACGCCCATCGCTTCGAGTTGGTCTGGCAGGTTCATTGTTTTTTCCTCAGCCCGTCGATTCCGAGATCAGCAGGCGTATGCGCGGTCGGATCGGTACATCCATGGCATTCGATTTCAGTTGTACCTTTGAACCAACGACGAAGACTGCCTTTGTGGTTTATCGCTATCGACCCGTCTTCCCCGCTTTCCATGTACGTGAGGCAGTCAGTACATACAGGGAGCGTGAACTTGCCTTCTGGCAGTGAGTGTGTAACGAACTCCACATCAAAGCGTGTTCCGCCTAGATTTGAGCTACACACTTCACATGGGAGCCAGCTGAAGTGTCCTTCTTCGCCTACTTGTGACCATAGACCGTCTGGAACTTCATTTGAGTCCAAGAATTTTTTTACTGCCTGAGATATAAGTTTCATGCAATCCTTACCTTCCTTAGGTTTTCAATTTGCAGTGCATCCATAGGCATCGAGGAACGCTCGAATGCGTCTATCACACGAGACTCGAAGCCGTGCTTTTTGTCCCTGTGACTTTTTAGTTCCATGTCGGATGTGAATGCAGTCAATCCGCACTTGGAACAGGTCATTTTTTGCATGTCCAGTCCTTCCTACTGGTTCCCTGATTTCATCCTTTTGGAATCATTCAGCCGAGATACTCATCTCAAGATCAGGGGCAGGATTTTAGGCTCCTGCCAGACCTCGTATGGTGTTACATGACGAACCTCCCATGTCATAAATTTTATTACTCGGCTTTAATCGCCTTGTTCAGGTACGTTTCGGCTTTTTCCAACTCGCCCATAGACTCGGCTTTTAGTGCGATTACCAGCATGTTATTTGCTGATTTGGAGACGGGCTTCAACGCGTCGTTTTCCAGTTCGTGCTTAACTCTCATCATCTCGAATGCCATTTTTATCACCTCCTTCCAATCTCATTTGCGCATATGCTCAAATAGTTATTTGCCGCAGTTTTTCGTTGCCCAGTGGTCGGACAGTGACTCGAAAAACTCAAACGAAATACCGCAGGTTCCACAGAGGTAACCGTTGTTTTTTACGAAGCCCTCGATGGGCTTTGAGAATATTAGTTCTCCCATCAGTTTCCTTCCTTTGCGTGAACGTCGAACCTCATCGCGTGGGGTTCCTGCCCCCATTCGTAGTCCATCCTCACGCCTATGTTGTTTTTACAGTGGGGGCATACTGATGTCTTGAAATAGGCATCCAGTATGGTGATGGGGTTCGTGGTTTTTAGACCAGACCCTTCGCATACCTTGAGAACTTTCATTTAAACTCCTTCACTAACTATCAGCATGTGCCTCAGGGTCGCTCACCTCGTGACCCCAGCAGTAGCCGAGTCCGTTGAGCGTCCAGAATGGTGGGGTGAGTTTTTCCCCACATACAAAGCACCACAGATTTGTCATTAGTTATCTCCAGTTCCCGTCAGGATTCGCGGGAGCAGGTTTCCACCAGCGTGGATATGCCCACCCATGTGCATCTGCTCCATCTGTCGGAAGCGGTTTGGCGTTCTGTCGTATGCGTTAGCGTCGCAGTGGCGGTGACCATGCACGTCAACGCACTTGCCGCGCCTTACGATGTTTCCATGTAGGACACGGCATCGCACTCGTTGTTTCTCTAGTTGTATTGTCTTATCTCCGGTTTGCGCATAGGGTCAAATAAGACCACATGACTGGTGAAGTGGACAGATTTGCCCACTGAGAACAGTTTATAACATTGATGGGCGGGGTGGTCTGTTTTTTAGATAGCAGTTTTTTTTCGTTAGTTTTTTTTCGTTGGTTCTGTTCTGTTTTCTTGTCGTTCATGCAACGGTGGTCGGGCGAGTCACTCTCTCCGACTGGGGCGAAAAATTGTTGGTTTGCGCATAGGCTCAAACCGCCTAAAAATTGGGCAAAAAAAAAGCCCCGCCAGCGGTGAAGCTAGCGGGGCAATTCTTCAATGGTTACGCCTGTACCATTTGACCATTTCGCTTGGTCGTCGGGGCAGTACCGTTCGGGTGGTCAGAAGTCTTGTTCTTCCGGTGTAAGGCGAAGTTCTCTTTGGTCATCGTGACCACTGAGAATTTGCCACCGGGCTTCGAGACTTTGACCTGATGCACCACTCCGTCATCTATCTGACTTTGTGGGACATTCGACCAGTAGCAAACGCCCAATGCGTTGACCACTTTCAGCGGTGACGCTACCCGTACCATCTTGATAGGCGGGGTCTGTTCTTTAGCTTCGACGACCTCTCGGGTGGTGAAGAGTTGAGGCTTCCAGTATTTGAAAGCATCCGTCATCTTCGCCCGGAAGTCGGGGTGAAACGCGTTCGGGTAATTGGCTAGTTGTCCAGCTTCCCGACCGTCGTCGTTGAAGTCGGTAAAGATGTGCATGCTGTTTGCATACTTGCGGTACTGCTTATTCAGTCGCCCACCAGAGCTAACTCTGGCTAACTTCTCAAGTTGCAGTCGCTCGTCGTCCTTACCTGCTCCCCGACTGTGGGCGGAGGCTGCCCGGCAGTAGACAAGCTCGTTGCCGAGCATCTTGCAAACTTCCGAGAAAGCATCCGTCCATCCGTCGTCGTTTGTCACCGGTACGCGGTGCGCAGAGTTGCCCTTCTCTAGCGACTCGGTGTGCTCACCGAATATCACCTGTTCGAGGTTGCGTTGGAATAACGCTAGAACGAATGTTGTCTTACCAGTTGCCCGGTTGACTTTCATCGTAGACCTTGAACGTGAGAGAGACTTCGAGGGCTTGCCAGTGAGCATGTCGATGACGTACTCAGAATTCACAAACCCTTCGCATCCTTCGACCAGAACCCGTGCCATATTCTCTAGCATTTCAACGGCTAGAGACTGGCGGTGGAGTTTGCCGTTGCCGAACGAATCGACGACGTTATCCTCACGGTTCTTGTGGTAGTCGGCAATGATGGCTTGACGGTTGCGTTCTAGCATCGTCACATCATCTAATCTTTCGATGTTGTCGGCTACTTGCGTACCCTTTTGAGTTGACTTTGATACCAATGTCTTGTTCTCCAAGAATGTCGGTCAGGTAGCGTTGACGTCCGAATCCTGAGATTGGAGTTCCTACCTGACCGCACTTGTATGCGTTCGAACGTGTGTTCGAACGGTGAGTTCTTACTTAGCCACCTAGCCAAATCTCCGCTCCAGATCGACTTGCCCGCTTTAGGTGGTTAGGCTTCGTCGGGGCTATGTAATTCCCCTCACCCGTGAACGTCGGAGTAATGCCCGGCAAGGACACTCGACCCCTCGTCACTCACACCTAAACCCTACCACGGAAAGTGGGCAGGTGTGACCACTTCTGAGCACACCATTGACGGGTTCCAGTTCAAATCCTCACATACCCGCACAACGGACGCGTATTCGGAGCGCGCGGGTGGCGATAGAACCGCAGTGATGAGGTCGCGGCGATGTCACGGTTTGAGCATATGTTCGGACGGGAACGCGTCCACCAGTCGCCGCCGATAGCCGCAAGCCCATATACTAGTTCCCATCGTACCCCCCACGGTGCTGAAACAATAAATCCATATTCAAATCCACAACAATCCACGTATATGGAATCCATACAAAACCACATCAAATCCACAAGCATGTGGGTTTGGTTATACGAGTTCAAGTTGGGTGTTTCGAGCTTAAACCCATAAGAAATCCACCGGGCCTTAAGCCGTAAGGTGGATTTTGTACGTCTCACGTACGTGCGTAGAAATTAACTAATTAACTAATTCTTTAATTAAGAAACACACCTTCGCTTAATTGCTTCGGTGTATTTCTACGCACACGCGAGGCGGAGTCTGCTGGTTTATGTTAGGTTCCCTGTATGGCAAATTCATATGACAAGATCGCATCCCGCGTAACTGGCTCTGTTTCCTGCTGGAAGGAATGGCCTAGAAGGCTCCGTCGGATATACGTCAGCCTTGAGGACTGGGGGTCGTCTGATGCAGCTATCGAGGACATGGTCGAGGTATGGGAGTGGAAATGGGAATCCATAAAGCAGCTGATAAAGTCCACCCCTACTTTCGAGAATGCACTCCTGCGCTTCAGGGAAGATGAAGGCTACCCCACGAAAAAAGGCTGGAAGCATCCGGTGACACCTTCCCAGTTAAAGACCGTCTACATGAGGGAGGGCGAACTCGCAGCATATGCCATGCTGGAGGCAGACCCCAAGGCGATAAATTTCCACAGGGATGTCGTTGAGAAAAACGGAATGCTCGACATGGCAGAACCATTTCGTGAAAGAAAAGATATCGAAGTACACGCGAAATGGGCTGAAGACACTGAACAGGTCGAAAACCCGGTATCCGACGATTCAGGACTCGCATCGTTCAAGGTTAGCTAATGCCCTACAAGCCGCATGAACACCAGCTAAAACTTCACCAGTCAAAGGCGAAGGTGAAATGGAACCAGACGGGGCGGCGCGGCGGAAAAACCCGGTCTGCACTTGAGGAAGACCTCGCCGTCATAGAGGAACTCTCTCAGGAATACGTCGTATTTCCAAACGATCCCGGCAACCGGATGAACGCAGAAGAGGCAAGGCTTGTCCCCGCCATCCACGTATGGACGGTAGCCCCTACCAAGGCACAGATGTATCAGGTATGGAACGAGATGCAGGCATTCATACCCGCACATCTCGTCTCGAAGACAAACCCCTACAGGGACAATAAGCTGGCTGGCGGAAGAGGGTCGGGATTCAAGGAAGACGCGCTGCACGTCTGGCTCGTATTCAAGGACAAGGACGGTAGATGGCTGCGCGGAAAAGACGGAAAGCCAAGGCCAAGGCCAGCAGTCTTCTGGGAACTCAAGTCCGCAGACAACCCGGACTCGCTGCAGTCAGTAGGACTCGACTTCCTCCACGTAACAGAGGCACAGGAAATTGCCGAGATCGGCTGGAACAAGCTGAGACCCACCCTCTCAAGCCCCGGAAGGGCAGGACGTGCGCTCGTCGAGGGAATACCCCCCGTATCGCCCGGACACTGGTTCGCAAGGAACTTCAAGCGCGCCAAGGAAAAACCGTCCTCAAGGAGAGAATCCTTCTCTTGGACGGCGTTCGACAACCCCCTTCTTACCGAGGAACAAAAAGAAGAAATCATGGACGACAGGGAAACCATGATGGAAGACGACTGGAACCGTCTCTACATGGCAATACAGCCCGAAGGTGTCGGGGCGTTCTTCAGGAAAGTCGATAAGGCAGCAATCGCCACGCAGTTGTTCAGGCCCAAGCCAAACGACGAATACGTCGCAGGACTCGACCTCGGACGCTCAAATGACGCAACCGTCCTGATTATAAAAAACCGACGAACAAGAGAATCCGTCTACGCAACAGAACTCCTCAAGACAGACTGGACTATCCAGATGGAGGTAGTTCGTACCGAGGCAAGAAGGTGGAACCTCAAGCAGATCGTCATGGACTCCACCGGACTCGGAGGACAGTTCGCAAGGGACATCATGTACAACGAGATGCTCGCGGAGGGAATCCCAGTAATAGCGTTTAACTTCACTCCAGTATCTAAATACCATGACCTGTTTCTACCATATCGAATTGCACTCGAACACGAACAGGTGACTTTCCCCGTTGACTGGACAAAGCTGTCAACCCAGCTAATGGACATTTCGCACAGGGAAACCGCCAATCGCGGACACGTATTTACGACTATTTCAGGAAAACACGACGACTGGGTTGATGCAGAGGTTTTAGCCTTGCATGGATGCGACCCCGTAGAGTATGCTCAGAAAGCGCGCACACAGAAGTCTTTCAAGGGTGCTGAACCACTGAGACCTCTAAATACCATGCGTAGACGCAGGAAAGGCTCCTTCTTCAAGGGTATCCGCGAAAGCCGTCACGCAGAAGTACTTGACGAGGTAGACATGGTAATAAACGGCGAACCCGTAAAAATGTAAGAACGGTATATGGTCTCCTCATATTTGAACGGAACCACTGTCAACTCTATGAAGCAGACGGTGTCTGACGAGAGCATCGCACTGGAGAAAGCACCGTCACAGTCAGAGCCGACGCTCTCGCTGTCATGGATCGAGTCAGAACTCAGCCGGGGACGCATGAAGTTCTCCAAGTTCTGGAGGAAATGCCAGACATCCGACGAGTTCATAAAGGGCGAATTCGACTTCCCGATCACGGAAGACGGAACACAGATTCGGCTGGGAACAGCACACTCCACGGTAAAGACACTCACCGACCATATAACCCCGCCGTTTATCGACATCACCGTTCCGCCACCCGGCCCAAGAGGTCAGGCACGGGCAGAACGGATAGAAAAGTTCCTCAGGGGAGCAAATCACAGGCTCGAACAGGACACCCCTACCCGCAGGACTATCAATTTCCACATGGCTTCTTACGGAGTTGCTTGGGAAAAGACAGAGTTTGCTGGAAACAGGTGGGCGGAATTTCCTGAGCCACCGGACGATTCCGGTGACGTGAACAGGTACAAGGAAGAACTCGATGCCGTGATGCAGAAACGGGCGATATCATGGCCTGTTGTTGCGAAAGCCGTAAACCCGCAGCAGTGCATTTGGGATACCAATAACCAGTTCAACCCAAGATGGGTAATGCACTTCTGGGATGTCGAGGCAACATGGATACATGCCCACTTCCCCGGATGGGAAGGCCCTAACGACGGCAACGTGCAGTTCATAGAGATATGGACACAGTCGCAGGTCGCATATATCGCAGAGCAGGCATGGGTTATGAAGCCGCGAAAACACGGTTACATGACACTGCCGTGGACGATGTACTGGCCTCAGACAGGGCTGGTCACTTTAGGTAACAAGCCCGAAGATTTGTACCGGGGAATACTCGACGGCAACTTCGACATGATACGGGCAGAGTCACAACTCGCATCCCATTATCTCGATATCGTGAACAAGTCAGCGTGGCCTGTCACCAACTTCCAAGGCCCACCGGGCATGACCGAAGAAGTACAGGCAGAGTACGATCAGGCTCCCGGCGCACGGAACAACCTCCCGCCTCAGGTAGAGGTAAATGTCCAGCAGGTTCCCGATCCGCCACAGTCAATTCTTATAGCCAAGGGCGTGTTGGACGAGGCGTTAGAAGCCAATACAGCACCGTCGGTAACGCGTGGACAGCGTCCGTCAGGTTCAGCCTCTGGCTACGAGACGGCGGTTCTGTCCGGTATCAGCCGTCTCAATTTTGCTGCTTACGTGGACGGTTCGCAGAGAGGACTCCAGCACAGAAATGAGATTATCCTCAACATTGTCCAGTACGTCATCAGGGACAGGATCACGGTCTGGGGTCAAACAGAATCTGGCTCTATTGATGCCACGATATCACCGAAGGATATCAAGGGGCATGTCGTTAACTTCGTTCAACTTAATCCGACTGCTCCTGAGGAAAGGGAAAGAACTCTCAACCTCTGGTCAACAAAATGGCGGGAAGGGTTCGTAGACCACGACACTGCTCTCCGCGAAGCCGGGGTGTCGAACGCACACGAAGTTCAGGCAAAGCTGCTTGCCGAGAAGTTCCTGCAGTCAGAACAGATTCAGGGACTCCTTGAAGGCATGGCAGCAGCCAGAGTTCCGCTTCTCCAGAACATAGTCGAGGCAGCAGGTGCATCTACAAACGAAGCATCCAATATCGCAGCTAATATCCTTAACACGCAGGGCGCGACGCAGCTTCCGAACGCAGGTAATTTCCAGCAGGGTAATCAGGCAGGAACCAGACCCCAGACTCCGGGGACTGGCGCGCCTACCACCACGAGACCAGTAATGCCGGGTTCGATAGGCGAGGCAGATTTGACGGCAAGGCAGATAAGCAGTCCCGCCCGTGACGGCAGCAGGCGAGTACCGACCTCGCAACTACCAGCAGGACTGACGAGATAATGGCATCCAAGAACAAGCCGACCGATGTCATAACGCAGGCTGTCGGACAATTTGACGAAATAGTGAAGCGATACCTTGAGACCATTCCGAAGCATATTCAGGATGCAGAGATCGACCCTCCGGGCGGCAAGCAGAAGCAACAACGTCGCCCGATGAACCCGTTCGGGAGAATGTAATGCCTAGATATACAGTTCAAATTCCAGAAGAATACCGAGACCTCTTTCCGGGGCTGTCTCCACATGATCGCGCACACAGTCAGATAACTATTCTTTCTGATACCGAAGGTGGTGTTGCTTATCAGATTGCAAGGGATGTGGATGGACTTGAATGGGGCGATGTATCAGAGTTTCCTATAAAGGAAACTGGAATACCTATTGGACAGGAGTTAACTCAAGCCCTGTCTGGAAGAGTGGCTTCAGGAGGGGCGAAATTTGATCCAGTCACTGGCAAGCCTAGTAGTCCTTGGGAGCAGTTCTGGTCTGGTGAAGTAGGTAGAGATGACCCTATTTTCGCGAATGTATTTACTGAGGGTGATGCTGCCTTTGATGCCTCTACTTTATTCAATCAGGCAATGGGGCCTTTTCCTGACCAACCAAGCGTTCCAGCAGGCCCCCCGCTTTCTTCAGAAAAGCTGATTTCAAGCGAGATGATGAGGGCACAAACTCGGAAGTGGCTTGACGAACTTGACCTTGAGGAAACAAAACTTTCTAAGTTGCAAGCGCAGATTGAGTCTCAAGCTGGTATCAATGTCACTAACAAAAACGTCGGAACGGGGGTTATGACCGCCAATGAAATGGGAGCCTCTCAGACACGGGGGGAACTGACTACTTGGAAAAAAGTTGCAAACGAGTACAAAGGTAAAGAGTTAATTAAAGACCCAATGCAGGGAGATCTTGAGGTTATAAACCCTGCCTTCCTTCAGGCCGTTATTTTTGCAAGTCAGCAGAATGGATTTATTTCAGACCAACAGGTAGCGATCATAAAGGCTGAAGCCGATAAGGCTATGGTCACGGATCGAATTACGAGCGACATGGCCCTTGCCATACAGCAGGGATCAGATGAAACGGCAATAGCAGAAATACGCCGTGATGGCGATGTAGATATTGCAAATGCACAGGCTTCTATCGAACAGGCTAGGTTTGTAACGCAGCAGAGCTTGGAGACTCTCAGGGTTAACGCGCAGTTAATGCAGGGAACTGAGCAGCATGACCAGATCATGAAGCAGCTTGGTCTTCAGGAGTCCCAGCGTTCCAATGAGTACAAGATACAGAACGCACAGATAGAAGCAGCAGCGGCAGAAGATTTACGTCGATATGACTTAAACGAGGCTGAAAGTTCACGACGATTTGATCTTCAGATGAAGGAACTGATGGATCGTCGAGCGGAAGGCTCACTGCAATTTACTGTTGAGATGGAGCAACTTGCAAATGTCCGAGCGGAAAGCGCGGAGCAAGCTGCGTCACTGCAAGCTGCAATGGAGCTTGAAGCAGAACAAACACAGTTAAGGCATGAGCAGCTTTTAGATCAGCAACAAAAAGATTTAGAGCAACAACAGCTGAATTTTATTATTCAGACAGAACGGGACAAGGTTACTGCTCAGACAAACTTAGATATTGCTGCAATCCAAAGAGAACAGGCAGGTAACACTGACGAGACAAATCGCCAAATAGCCGAACGTCAATCTGAGGAAGCAGAACAATTAGCCCTCCTCGATCAGTTGACCACCCTTGGAGTAGGCGCACAGCAGCTTGAGGCAACACTTGCTGGAACTGCAGCAGAAGTTGAGATTGCCGCCACTCAGGCTGCAGCACAAAAAGAAGCACAGCTTGCAATTCGGGAACTTCAGGACAGCGCGGCTATAAATGAGTTGGAGAAAGCCTCAGCTATCGCCACGTTACAGGCTGAGGCTCAACAGGCAGGACAGCTTGCTCAACAGCAACTTAGAGAAACCACCATTCTTGGTGAATTGGATAAAGCACAGGCAATAGCAACGCTCCAGCAGGAAATGCAGATAACCGCTCAAGCGGCTACTGCTGCACTTCAGGTTAATCAAGGCATGAGCGAACTTGATAAAGCTGAAGCTATAGCAACGATTCAGGAAAATACCAGACAATCTACGAATATAGCCCTTGCCGAAATACAGGCAAATACCAGAATTACTGAACTGGAAAAAACGAATATTATTGCAGGGTTGCAGGCAGGTGCTACTACTGCTGCAGCAACTACTCAGGCAGGTGCGATCACAGGGGCGGCGGCACTTCAGGCAGAAGCAGCAGGCCCGTTTGGATATGTTGGCGCAGGTGCTGATCCGGTAGACAGGGCGCAAAGACTGACAGATGCCCAATCCATTCTTGGAGCGCAATATAACCCTCAGGCAGGGGCAACTCCCTTTGGCGCGCTTGCCACTGCCCCGGATGCCAGATATCAGGACATACTCGATCTTCAGCAGGCTCAGGCTGCTCAAGGGCCGTTCCAAGCAGCAGAGCTTGGACAGCAAATGGCAGACATCGGTACGATTCAGCGTGGTGGACTTACTCCAGAACAACAACTTGCACTTGCACAGGCTCCGGGTAATCCGTTTGGTTTTACCGCAAATGAGGCAATGGCTCTCCAGAACTCTCTTGCCAGAGGCGGACTTACTCCGACACAGAGACTTGCCGAAGTACAGGCTGGTGCTGCCCCACAGAACATGGCGAACTACCTGAATTTCATAGGTAATCCTGCAGCCGTAGGATTCGCCGGGCAGACCGGGTTCCTGCAGAACATGGCAGACAGCCCTGAAGGGAATCTCCCTGCATCGCTGTTCGGGCTGAATGTCCCTCAGAATGCTCCCACTGTTCCAACAAATCCCACGATGGCAGACCTTACAGACTTAACTGACGAGCAACTTGGCTTCTATCAGGGACAACAGGCCGCACAGAACTACCAGACTCCCAGCCAGATATTCCAGCAGGCGCAAATGGTTACGCCTCAGGGGGTTTAGATGGTTAATCCTTTTCAGGCAGCCAATCAAAGACAGGAACAGGAAAGAAGAGAGCGAATAAAACGCTGGCAAAGATGGAATGATCGTCGAACCGCTCAGGGTATTAATCAGGCTCAGGCTGACCCAAATATACTTGCCCAACCAACAATAATTCCTACAGCAACAGGAGATATCCGTCGGCAATATCCGATGACGAGTCCAACGATTCCCCCTCAGCAACAGGCAACATTTACAGCAGGTCAACAACAACAGCGTCCTGCAAATCTCCCGCTTGGAATACAGAAAAACGTATACGGGACTCAAGCCCAGCACGAGGAAAGAGGTAAACCGGAGTTTGGCTCAGGCTTTGGCTCTGGACTTTTAGAGAATGCTGCCCGTATGGGTCTTGGTGCGCTTGAGAATGTGCAAAAAGGTATTGAGACCTTTGGTGGCGCAGCAGTACGTGGAGTTGGAGCAATTACCCCCGGAGACCTCTTAGGGTACGAAAGTACTCTAAAGCAGTTGAAGGAAGAACGTGGGGGAGGGCCGGGATTCTGGAATTGGGCAGGTCAGGCGCAGTTAACTGCTGAGGCTTTCCGCAGGACGGATATGCCTAGCGTCAATGTAGACATCATACCCGGAAAAGGTATAAACCTGCCGGGTAGCGCAACTTTCAACAGGGTAGATATAGGTGTAAAAGGCGCGATTGAGTTATTGCCTGATGCGATTCTTGCTGCATTTACAGGTGGTACTGCTCTTGGGCGTGGTGTGGCAACTAAAGGAGTTTCAAAGGTTGCCAGAGGTATTGGGAGAGGTGCGCTTGGCGCGGTTGGTGGAGATATCGTAGTTGGTGCTGCAAGAAGTGCTAACAGGTCATTAAGAAAGCTGAGGGACACAGTTCCTGAAGTTAGTAAAAACCCAAGGATGGCGTCTCCACAGACTCAAAAAGGAATTGAAGATGGATTAGAACCCATTCGGAAGGAGTCCGGTTTTACCTATGGGTTAGGTGGAATGCTTTCGCGGATTCGTGGTCGGCTTCTACATTTTGAAGCCCCGGAACCCGGAGTTGCTCCTATTGGAACGCGGGGCGCATCAGGTGAATATATTCCTCCTATGGATACCAAAACTCGTGTTGATAACGAACAAAGCACATCTCTTATGTGGGACTTGATAAACCGCTCACCTGAAAAACTTAAAGGCCCGTTGACTTGGACTATTAACAGGATTGCTGGGCATAATACTGCTTTAGATACCTCAAATAGAATAGAAGTAGCCGTATCAGGAAATATGCGAAACATGGCTATGGAAGACCAGTTGGTTCTTTATGCTCATTCCTTATTGCTGGATGACTTGGGCTTTACTGCTGGGATAGACCTCGCAAATTTGAGACTTGCCGCCAAAGGTGCAGGACATAGTGAAGAGCAACTTGGTATGTTGGCTAAAAAAGTTGAAGCGGCGGCAGAGAAGTTGCGTAAATCACCAGCCGATAATGCAGGTGAAATACTGGGAATGGAATTTACTCCCGGTGGATTAATTTCCTTAAAGCCAGTTGATGTCTCGCTTCTCTCTGGCACTCCTATAGTGCCTTTAGAGATTCCGCTTACACAACTTTTTTCACAAAGAAAAAAGCTACGAGATAAAGCGATAAGAGAGCGGGAGAGGTTTGAAGCTGATACAGATTTAACCAAAATAACTGTCGAAGGAGAGCGTGAAATTGGTGGTGCGGCTTTACAGTTCCCGAAAACTGCCGAGGGATTACCTGCGATTGGAAAGAGTAGTCGTCAGGGACTTGCAGTAACGCAAGCGGCTTGGCAGGGCGCACGAGAATTTAGAACTATTGACGGCGTGGCATGGAACAAAGTAATGATCGAATTCTTTGGTGACCATGATCGTACTGTCAGCAAGTTTGCTGATATGGCAGGTTTCAAGCCTATATACAGACATGCGGATACTGGTGAAGAAATAGTGGGAGCAGCAATTCCAAAAGTCAGGGAAGTTACACCCTTACCTAAGCCCGGATTTACCAAATTAGGTCTTCACCAGCCAGCACCTGATGCACCGATGCGATGGAAGAAGTTAGGGGAAACTGGTGATCTAGGACAGGGTCACCGTAGTGTTACTGCCGGGGGCAGGATTGTTGAGATTCATCCCACGTATAGGGACGATTTCCATACGAGAGGCAGTACCACTTGGTCGGTATTCTCAACAAAATATGTCAACGGAAAACTCACAAGAGATGTTCAGATAAGTCCCCGCAGTAACACTACAATGTCACAAGTTGAAGCAAAAGCATGGGCAAGTGACAATGTGGATGCTCGATCTGCCCTTAGAACGGAAACAGGTGCTGGCTCAAGTGGTGGAGCTAAGAAAAGAGAGGAAATAATAGAGTTCATTGAAAACGATGCAGTTGAGTTTATTCCAACCCATCTTGGTGGGCCTCAGGCTGCAAGAAAAGCCATTGAAGATAGCAACCGTCTTGATTTATATCCAAAACTTGGGCTGGAAAAATATGACGAAATGGTATCTGCCAAGGATATGGATAATGCCATCCATTCGGGATTTGTTCCTGACTACGCAGGGCTAGATAGGCGGACAAAGCAGGCTAGGTTGGCTGAACGAAACACAAAGATAGCTAACTTTGCATTCCGTATGCAGAATTCTATTCTTGAGATGTCCCAGATGATGATGGACAACGGTGTGCTGGAATTAAAACTTCTTAAAAATGCTACCAAGCGCAATCAAAGAGGTATTGAACAGCTTCGATTTGGAACCGACCTCTGGATTCCTAGAATGGTTATTCCCGGTACTAGAAAAACCGTGGATGCCTTTTCATGGCTGGCGAATCAGGGACATGATGCCAATAACTTTGGAGTAAACATGGGAAGGGTTGGCGTAGAGGGGTCTCACCTGAAGCCCCGGACTATAGACAGCAGTGAAATAACTGAGTTGATTACAGATGGGTATGTAGAGTATGCAGACCCTTTTAGAACCCATGAAAATTTCATGCGTGGCGGGTACAGGGCTATTAGAGAACATTACATGGAAAGGGCTGCGAGAAGTATCGCAAAGGGTGAAACAGATCAAATTGTAAATTGGACTGTAGGCTCAAAGGTAGCCAGAAGTGCCTTGGCAACACTTCAGCGTACAGGGAAAGCAGGCAAGAAAGGTGAGATTAAGCCAGAGACTATTAAGAAGTTAGAAAATAGTGGATTTTCAACTTTTGCCAAGAGGATTGAAAAATTAAATGATTTAGATATGGAAAAAAGGCTTGAAGGATTAGCCGATCTTAAAGATGTACTTAGAAAAGAGAAAATTAAACTCCAAGATACTTTTTACAGTCCTAATGACTATTCCAGAACTAAGATACCTTTCTTTGCCGGGATGTTATTCAAAGATAAACGTGAACTAGATAATATTCTTGGGATGATGGGGCAGGGCAAACCGGGGTTTATAGAAAAAGCAGGAGCCGCATTCTCAGAATTTGCAGATACCTCTCGTCTTGGTAAAACGGGATTTGACGTTGGATTCCACCTGATTCAGGGATTACCTGCGCTTGGATTTGCAGCTTCAACAATCCTTCAGAATCCTGCGAAGGGGAAGGCACTGTTCGTAGAGTGGAAAAACTCAATGGTGCGGACATATGAAGGCATGGTTAATCCTGAAGCGATGACCCGCCAGATAATTGAGAACTTAGATGTCTTGGAAGAAGCAATAAGCCAAGGACGGCTTCAGCTTTCAAGGAATGCTACCGATATCTTCCGGGCAGTTCGCGGGGAAACCACTTTCGCTCGAATTCCTAAAGTCGGAAAAGAAATGGATGACTTGATCAGAACCATGGCTAAACCATTTGAGCGAGCATTTATCGCTCCGGGTGACTTACTCCGAATTGAGTATTACAAGGTAATGCGAGAGGAAGTTATTCTTCGTGAAGGGCAAGAAGGTCTTGCAAAGCTGGGTTCATTCTTGAACAAGATGACAGGGGCATTGAATCCACTCGATCAAGGAGTTCGTCCTTCACAGAGTGCCATCGAGAGAAATATCCTGTTCTTCTCCCAGCGATATACCCGTGCTTCACTGGGAATGTTAAAAAGTTTCTTTGAAGGTGGCATAGAAGGAGAAATGGCAAGGCGTTCCATAACCGGAATGGCTGGTCTTGGCGTAATGACTTACTGGGCATTGACAGAGGGTATGAGAGCGGCAGGGATGGAGCAAGAGACAAACCTAGACCCTAGCAAGTCTGATTTTATGACATTCAAGATTGGCGATGACCTTGTTGGTGTTGGCTCTTTCTGGACACAATTTGCACGATTGACAGGTAAATTATCTCAAACTACTTGGGACGAAGAAGCGCAAGGTGATTTTGGGAGCATGGACGATAATCCAATAGTCAGGTGGATACGTGGCAGGGCTTCTCCTTCAGGTGGAATTGCGTGGGATGGACTGACTTCTTCCGACTATTTGGGTCGCAAACTGGCAAACCCTGTGGACTGGACAAAGCACTTAGGAAAGTCAGTTGTTCCTATTTGGATGGAAGCTGCATTTCTTGATTCTCCTTATAAGACAGGCCCTGTTGCGACCTTAGGTGAAATGGTCGGTGGACGCATTAGACCCTTAAGTGCTTCTGAACGTCGTTCAAATTTGCGCGATGAAATTGCTGTTGAGTTATATGATGCTAAATGGCATGACCTGAATAAATTACAGCAACAAAGAATTAGAAATTTCCATGATGTTTCTAATGCTGACGCAATGAAACTTGAAGAACTGGATATTATTATCAGGCAGGGGCGAGATGCAAGAGCCGATGAACTAGAAACGAAGATGGACAGTTACTGGGACAGAAAGCAAGCTATCGAGAAGCAGTGGAAATATAGTATTGCTACAGGCAATGCAGCCATGGAAGATGGGTTTATTACCCCCGGTCAATTCAAGAAAATTTACTTAGAGCCTGCAAATGCTGAACGTAGAAGCCGTATGGAAAATGAACTTTACGGTTCAGAGTTTGCCGATGTTATTCAACACTTTCAAGAATCTTCTGAGCGTTTCGGTGTAGACCACCCTGAAGACGTTGCCTATGCAGAATATATTGACAGTGTCATTGCTAACCCAGATTTTGAAGATGTTGATGGTTTTGATTTCAGGGCGCGTGGCAGGGCAGAGGATGCTTTCAAGATGAAGTGGGGTGACGAAGTCTATACATATGTGCAGGAAATATTCAATGAAGGACGTGAATTACCCGTAGCGGTTTACGAGTTCTATCAGGGCAAAAAACATTTTGATTACTACTGGAAAGATACCGAAGAGGCAACATTACAGAGCAGCCCTAACTCAGAAGTTTTGACAGGGTTATGGGACAGATGGCTTGATATTGATAATTCAGATGATCGTAAAGTATTAGAAGCAGAGTATCCGATTCTAATAACTTTTCAGAATAAAATAGCTAGGGTAAGAAAAGAGATGCGTAAGCAGAATGCACAACTTGAGTTGTGGTTATACCGCTGGGGTTATATTGACCCTCGTGGCCCCTTACAGCATGTTGATAATCAATGGGAAGGCGTGAAAAGTTATGCTAGAACCAGTAACGCTATGCCATTAAACGCATTTGGTATCGTACCCGGAATAAGAGGTTAGCTTGCTTATTTTTCCGGGCGTGATTATAAATATCGGACATAAATCACCTCTAGGGGTAAGGTCTAGGCCATGACAACCGAAAAACAAGAAGTCTCGGCTTCACAAGATTCAGCGGACGAAATAGCGAGTACAGTCTTGGCTGCTCAAAACGAACCCGCTCAGGCAGAAGAACAGGTACAGGAACAGGCTCCTGTTTCTTCAGGGCCAACTCTTAGCGACATAGAAAATGTCTTTAATAAGTATCAGGGTACGCAGAACAATTGGAATGCGAGCCGAATGAAACAGATTGAGGACAACCTAGAAGCCAAGGTTGATGAGGCATTAAAGCCCTTCAGGGATTTGACCTCATCAATGGAACAGGCACGAGTTGAGCAGTTGGAACCAGAGGATCAGGTTGACTATTGGAGAAATAAGGCTCAGTTACCAGAAGATACTTCTCAACAGCAGCAACAGCAGCAACAGGAACTATCTGACAGTGAAAGACTGGGTCTTGCCAACAGCGTGACACAGTTAATTACCCAGAACGGACTTCAGATGACACATCTGGATAACCGTATTTGGGAAGGCGCAATGACTGGTATGACTGCAGAGCAGTATTACACTCTCGCGCAGAATAATATCGGTCGCCTGAGAACTACTCCTGCTCCAGCAGCAACTCCTGCACCCGCGACTCCGCCACCAACCACGCAAGAGGCTCCTTCGCAGACTACGTCTCCTATAGAGACAAAGTCAGAAGCCGTGGAAGCATTTCAGCGTGGCGACATAAACATCGACGAGTATCGAAGCATCGGCACTGAAAAAGGGTGGATGCGACGATGATGAAAGAGGAAAGTCATGGCTGAAGGTCTGACACTATCTGGTTCGTCGAATCTGTCGAGTATGGCTGCAACTGTTATTGCAGACGCGATTGCTAATGTGGAACCTGCTGGCCCAACCGCCAGTCTGGTATCACGATACGACCTTGCTAAAGGCGAGAAGCAGAAGAACATCCCGTTATGGGGTCGTCTCACTGCTGCCGCCCTTACTGAGGGTGTAACTATTCAGAACGCCCAGCAGGTTTCAGTGACCGTTCGTAACGTCACTGCTTCTGAGCATGGTGTCCTGACTTTCGTGTCTGACGTACTACAGCGTGAAAATAGTGAAGATGTTCTTGCTGAAGTTGGAATGATGCAGGGTCTTGCACTTGGTCGTCTCCGTGAGTCTGACCTCGTGACCCTCTTCGACTCAGTTACCGGGAAATCAATACCCGGTACTGGCGAAAACTTCGGTTTTAGACATCTTGCTGGTTCAGTAGCTTACTTACAGACCGACAACAACGCATCATTTGGCCCCGTTCCGGGGGGTCGAGTGAACGCAGTATTGCACCCGGAACAAATACGTCGTCTGGTAGAAGATGATGCTGGTTTGCAGGCAGGTGGTTCTACCACTATGGCTGCTGGTGCGCGCCCAAGTGGCCCATCCGAAGATGTCATCAATAACTACTGGCGTGGTCAGGAAACTCGATTTGGAGTACAAATTTACTCCTCTGGTGTTATCTCCCTTAGTGGAAGTGATGCCAAGGGTTGTGTTTTTGCTCCTCAGGCTTTTGCGCTTTGTATGGCAAAAGAGATCGACGCTGAAGACGACCGTGACATTCGTTCCCGCGGCAGTGACATTGTTACTGTTGGTACTTGGGGCGAAACTGAAATTGTTGATGAATGGGCTGTTGAAGTCTTCTCATTGGCAAGTGCTATTAGCTAATCCATAACCCTTTGACAAATTCACCTATACAACAATGGCAAGATTCACAATCCTTTAGGGGAAATAACATTGTGAGTCAAGGTCAGGACTACGGGATTGCAATAGACGACAAACAAGACGACTATTGTTTCCTGTATGACACGCTGGACGGACACCAGATTCGTGTTCCGCTTGCTGACAAGCTGTACATGCTGGCTAAAGTTCGTCCTGTAAAAAAAGGTGATCGGGCAGTATGGGTACAAGTACCCGGAATTGAGGGTCTTGTCCACCATGCTCCCGGAGGTTCAACACCTGCGTATTCAGAGACCTTGCCTGCGGAATTACCCGACAAAACGGAGTCGTTAGCTGCGACTCCCGGCGTTAAAAGTAGCCGCGGGCGCAAACGTGGTAAACGAGGAAAGAGAAGGGGTAGATAAGTGGTAACTCAATTAGACCGTCCACCCGATCTTATTTTAGAAGCATGGGCGATTGAAACCCGCCAACGTGCGCGCGCTGATGCAAATTTTGCAAAGGTGCTGGATAAGTTCGAGGGTCGTTTTGGCGACATTAAGGAAGCCCTTAAGAGTTTGGACTTCGTCTCTGCGGATTCCGCATATCTTCTCCATCCCCAAAAAGATGGAACCTATTCACCTGTTATCCACAACGTGCGCCCCGGTCAACTCGCTACCGCACTAGAGCGCGGTTTCCTTCCGTTGGCTCTCAAAGACTACGAGTCTGCGATTGAAGCCTCGGAAGAACGCAAGAACCTTGGTAAGAGGGGTAAGCAGGCAGGGTCACGGAAGACTCAGCCTAAAAAAGCTAATAACAAACAAACTAGTTTAGAAATCGGAGGCTCGTAATGAGCATCGGGATTCCTCGCATTAAAGATGCGAACACCGAGACGATGGCTGGAACTGGGGTACTGACTGCCGCATCGGCATATCATCAGATTCTTGACGCAGGTGGTTCTACGCGTGAACTTGATATGCCATCAGGGACAGGTACTCAGGGTGGCGAATGTGTGGTTACCAACACAGGTGGTGAAGCAATCACGGTCAAGCAAAGTGACTCGTCTACGACGGTCATTGCGATTGGCGCAGGTGAATCAGCACTCCTAGTTTGCAACGGTTTATCCGCTGCTAATGGTTGGCAGGCTTCACAGATAGCCGCAACATAGTCAGATTCTCAGGGCGGGGGCTTCGGCTCCCGCCCAACTTACTTTTACTAGGCGCAGGCGTTTCAAATAAGCGGTACGCCACAGGAGGCAATTATGCCCAAGATGAATGCAATAGACCCAATCGAGTTCGTAGGCGATGCCGCTGTAACGACTCGCTCAGGCCGAAACACAGAAATTCTTACAGTTGTAGACGATAACTCAACGGACATGACGCTGGCAGCAGCAGATATTCTTGCTGGTATTAACGTCCACACATCCGCCAGTAGCGGTGGAACAGTTACAACAGATACCGCAGCGAACATCATCGCTAACGTACCTCTGGGTAAGGACAACGAGTCCATTACCAGTTATTACATCAACGACGGTGACCAGACCTGTACGTTTGCTGGGGGAACAGGGGTAACTGTGGCTGATACGGGAAATACTGTTCTAATCAATGAGGCAGCAGTATTGGTCTGGAGGCGCACATCCTCCACGGCAGTTACGCTGTACATCGTCAGCAGTTAGTAATAAGGTCGGGGGGCTTCTCCCCCCCGGCATAAATCAAGAGAAAGAGGTCATAGATGCCTACTCAAACGAATGCAGCAGTGAACTATGAAGTTCGCGGTGCTGGTTATACCGCTGGTGGAATTGCCGCTACAAACTCTGCAAAGACGGTGGGGTTGCCCATCAACACGCAGTTCGTAAGTCTGGAAGCACATAACTCAGGTTCCAGTGCTACCGTAGTCCAGTTTGCAATAAACCCTTGGGTCAGTGTCCTTAAGACACAGGATGCAGGTGCTAGTTGGACTGACTATTCAGAAAATGCTCAGGACGATGACGCTTCTACAGATGTGACGATGTCCTCTCAGGACACGCTTGCCAACGGTGATGCGTTGTTTGTCGGGTGCGCTGTCCCCACTCGCGGGCTGGCTGTTGATGTAGATGCTGTAAATGGAACCTCGTCGTTGATGACGGGGGATTACTGGGACGGTTCTGCATGGAGCGATATTGCCGAGACGGACGGCACTGCGGACAGTGGTGCAGCCCTTGGTCAGGACGGAAGCGTAACGTGGACAGAGCCTTCTGACTGGGAATCAAAGACCCTCAGGACTATTATCGAGACAGAAAAAAGCTGGGCAGGCACGTTTGCAGGTACAGGTCAGGTATTCAATATCCCTCTGTACTGGGTTCGCTTCAAGGTTAGTGCCGCTCTCGACTCTTCTACAACCTTGAATTCAATTCATCCGTTGAACCGTTCCATCAGGTACGGTGCGATTGTAATCGGCGGACAACCTTGGAAGCAGATGTCTCGAAGAGGACTCGGCGGGTTTGGCTCGATTGAGTTCCTTACCGATACAGGTACTGCTGATCTGGTTGCAAATGCAGGAACAGGATTAAGCACTGTTGGCTAAGGCAACCGATAAGATCATCAATAAGTCTGCTCCTGAGTTTAGCTGGGCAGAGGTTGAGGCTCCCGGCGGTATCGTTACCAAGGACGGCAAGCGCATTGACGCAACTGTCCTAGTTCCTGACGGTATGTTTGGATATGGAGACCAAGAGTCTCTTGCCCTTATGGCTGCAGACACGGTTGCCAGAGTGTCTACTGACACGAAAGCTGCCGACAGGGCTTACGAGGCTACTCGTGAGCAGGCTGACCAAGACCAAACGGTTCGCAGAAGAAAGGTTAATAACCAGAAACGGCGAGCAAGTTATCCTGAACTCAGCATGTTTTACGATCCTGCTACCAGATTGCACCATTTGCATTACGTGAAAGAAGACCATGAAACCGGGCTTCTTTCGTCACATAGTAAAGTAATGACCGATGCTGAAGTCGGCTATATGTTTGAGCGTTCTCAAGATAGACAGCGTCAGAAAGATGAGTAATGACCACAACTACGCTGAATACAATGCTCCCTCAATTTGCTCGTTACATGGGAGCGTACATAGGTAGCTTTGCTACCACTACGAATATCACGACGAGTACGGCTCTGGTATCTACGGGACTCACCGCCTACTTTGAAGACGATGACACCCTGAACGATACCTTTGTCCGAATTCTTGGTACGGAGAATGACGGCACTACCCGCAGCGTCTTAGACCACACTGGTTCTTCAGGTGCATTAGACCTCAGGGGAGTAAACCTTGCTGCAGAGTCTGGTTCCAAGAACTTCGAGTTGTACAGGTACGACCCCTCTATTCTTATCGACCACCTGAACGATGCCCGTCAGGAGGCATTCCCCTCTCTTTACAAGAAGGTTCAGGACAGGACTCACACCGGACACCCGGAGCAGCGCAACTATGTCCGCCCGACGAGTATCCAGCAGGGTCTTGTCAGGAAGGTATATGTTGAGGAACGGATAAGTGCCGCAGGATACGGCGACAACATAGTCGGAACCCTGAACTGTGACTTTGAGAACAGCACGGTAACCACGGACTGGACTACGAGCAATATCACGCTTACCGCAGAGGAAGAGACGACTTCCCCTGACAACTACATGGTCTTTGCAGGGCAGCAGTCAGGCAAGATGGTTGTCGGTGCATCGAGCGCAGGAAGCGCATATATGTCGTTCGCCAGTCCTACCACATATGATGGCGAGGAACTGAACGTATCCATCTGGGTTTACTGCAAGACTGCTTCTCGTGTGTCCGCCGCAATAAGCGTGGACAGCGGAAGTGCCTCTACGGGAGACACCCATGGGGGTAAGGGCTGGGAACGTCTGACGGTAGCTACTAACCTTGGCGACGTGTCTTCTACCGTACAGGTCGGTGTCTACGTGACATCAGGCACTGCCCTCGTTATATATGCAGATGAACTGGTAGCAATATCAGGGCCATCTGAGTCGCCAAGATCGCATGCCCAGCCTGTTTCTAGCTGGCGCGAGGAAGGTGATGACATCATCATTCCTTACACCATCCCTGAATCCAAGCAGCTTGTGATTATCGGGATGGGACTGCTGTCAAGCGTATCCTCAGGCAGTGACACCATGGAGATCGACGGTCAGCAGTTACAGAGGCTGTACGCCTATGCTGCCACTAGCTTTTTGCAGGGTGATATCGACCAGTTCACCGAAGAAGGTCTCAACGCTGCACAGCGCAGGTGGAGGCATTATAAGAACCGTGTTGACGAAGGTGCTGGCGCAATGTCAGCCATATCCATGTATAAGGTTCCAGCGTATTAATGGCTACAGCAGGTAAAAACGCAGATATAACAGTAGCTAATGCTGATGGCAGCACCAACAAGGTGCGATTGTCTCTCTGGAGAGACGCTCCAAACCGTCCCGGTGGGTGGGAGGAGGAAATCATCTCCCCAACGCCGCCTCCGCAGCCACAGGGAGACGTAAACTACGCTGCTCAATCTCCTGAGTTCGGTCGTGTTGTTTCTCAGAGTGACTGGCATCTTGGTTTTGGTGCGTCACGCGTTACAGACCTTGTTAACTTTCCGAAGTATGGCTATACGGATGGCGTACTTGCCATGTTCGACGATGAACTGGTTCCGGGGTATCAGGAATATGAAGTAGACGCTATTGTTCAGAACGGAAGGTTAGAGACAGGCGCGACAACCGGATGGACTGATGGCTCTAACACCACTGTTACCGTGAACTCTGATGCTCGATCAGGTTCTTACTCTCTCAACGTAGCCGCCACTTCTGCAGGTGGAACCTGTACCCAGAATTACCTTGGCACAGATTCGGTTCTTGCCAGTAAGGAAATGACCCTTGTTGCCTACGCGAAACGTGTATCTGGCTCAGGAAATATAAAGGCTACGATTGCAGATGGGGTAGGAACTACTGACAGTTCTACGTCTACATCTTCGGACTGGACTCTTTTGAAAGTTGTCAGGACACTTAACGCCAGTACGTCGGCAGTAAAGTTTACTTTCACGCTCTCTGTAGATGACGACGTGTTCAGGATTGACGACGTTGCCGTAATTCTTACAGGTGGCAGTGCCTTTAATTCAAGGCCAATAGAGTTTGAGGGTGGCTACTACGCCTCGATGGGACGCTCTGTAATCAAGTGGGACGAGAGCCATGACGCATGGTTTCCCGTATATCTTGACGGTGATGTCGAGATTACCGGAATCGAGAACTATGAAGGCAACCTGCTTATAGGCAGGGGGGACTCTACCAACTATCTCGTGAGCGGTGATGGAGTCACGTTCTCTAACCCTTCGACTAACTCAGGGAATGCGCGTATTGCAAATAAGTTATCGCGTGTTCTGAACGCCCGTGGTGACTGGGCTTTAATGAAGACCCGTGCCAATCAGGCATCGCTTACGGTAGACCCGTCCGATACCGTCAACTGGGGTGCTGAGATACAGGTCGGAGACCCTGACAGGGACACCACCAGCCTGATCTCCGGTGCTGGCACAGCCTATGTCGGCAGGGAAGACGGCTTATATGTCTATGACAGGCGTATCAACAGGTTCAGGGATATAGAGCCTGACTCTAACTTCTTCCCTTCAGCCAACAACTTTCGTCGGGCGATAGGACGTGGTGGTGCTATATGGGCATCAGGTGGTCAGCAGACCTTCTGGCGAATATCTCCAACAGGTCAGCCCCCGATACATGACTGGAGCGAACTGACTCATATTTTTACAGCGTCGGCGTTCAAGGGGTTCGGGGGTGAGGTATCTGCAATAGCGCAGGACAGGTCTAACGTATTCATTGCACTTGCCGATAATGCTGCAAGCACCCTGAGTTCGTTCCCGTATACCTTCCCCATGAACTTCAGCACGGCTGGTATCTCGACCACGGTAAGGCTGCTCACTATCAAGAGCCAGAAGCCAGAAGATGCTGCTGACTTTGACAGGGACGTTATTGTTCATACGATCAGTGCGTTTACCCTGTCTCAGATTGACCAGATAGGCAGGTTCGATGACGGAACCAACTCGTCCCTGTTTGCAATGGGGTCGTTTACAGATAACAGCATTGACGCATCAGATGAAGATGTGCCCAGAATATTCAGGCTGAAACTCCCAAGGGACAACGAGAACCCGCGACGTTCTGCCACTATAGCCGTCAGGAAGACCGGGGAGTTTTACACCCCGTGGATTGATTTCAACTACCCCGATGTCGAAAAGGCTGCAAGCAAGCTGACTCTGGGGTCTCGAAACTTTGCTTCTGGAGATAAGTACGTCACCGTCTATTACAAGAAGGATGACGCTACAGATGACGACGGAAGCGGCTGGGTATTGTGGGGTGATGACGGTGTCTTTGATACCTCTCCACAGGAAATAAAAGCATCTGTTACCTCTACTCCTGTGACCTTCAAGAGAATCAGGTTCAGGCTCAGTTTTACTTCGGATTCCACTAGCGACGACCCCCCAACAGTCACTTCGATAGTGCTGAATACGGTCTGGAACCAGTCAGATGTGCGAAGGTTCAAGGCATCGGTTCGCTTGGGAGACAGGCGGACATTACAACTGAGACGCGTTCCACAGACTACCCTCAGGTCTGCGGATATCAGTAAGCTGACAACTTTGAGGCAGCAGCCGTTCGTTCAGCTTGTCACGCCTGATGGGGAGAGTTTGAACGCTACGCTAAAATATTTAGACCGGACTGTATCGGGAAGAGTAGACCCTTTGAGGGGTACTCCGATTGACCAAGTCAGGGTATTTGACCTAGAGTTCACAGAGGTTTTAACCAGCTAAGGAAGCGGTATGGCTAACGAATTCAAACATAAATCGGTAGGTTCGGAATTATCTCAAACTGAATATGAGAGTACGACTGGTCACAACTTTGGTTCCAATCAGGCGATAGGAGACCTCCTCTACGCATCGTCTACGACTGCGCTTCTCCGTCTGGGAATAGGCGCGACAGGGGCTGTACTTACAGTAACTGGTGGGATTCCTACTTGGGACGCTACGTGGACTCCGACAGGCCACCTCATACCTGCCACTGATGACTCATATGACTTAGGTTCTGCTTCTGCTGCGTGGCAGGACTTGTTCCTTGAGGGTGACATTACCCTTACAGATGCAGGAACCCTTGCAACGTCTGCTGGCGCACTTACTGTTACATCTGCTGCTGCTGCTACGTGGTCTACCAGTGCAGGGGCTTTAACCCTCAACGGCACGGGTGGAGTAGTCCTGCAAGAGGGCGGTGCTGCCATTATCAGCATCAGTGATGCCCGTGCTGTAACAACAGCAAACACGGCTTCCATTGCCCTTGATGCAACCGGAGTAATAGAACTTAATTCCAGCGGTGGCGCGCTGAGTATTGGTAACGACAACGTAGACCAGACAATCAATATCGCTACAGCAGGAACAAGAACCCTGAACATCGGTATTGGTGACGGTACAGATGTAACGACTACGCTTGTAAAAGGGACGTTGAGTGTCGGGGTAGATGACGCTGGCTACGATGTAATTTTCTATGGGGATGCAGCTTCTGCAAATATGACATGGGATACATCAGTAGATGATCTCATCCTCAACGGTGCAGCGAGAATAGTTGTCCCAGACGGGCAGCTTGTTCTGGGAAGCACGGCGGTTGGCTCTACCGCAGCAGAACTAAACGTACTTGATGGTGTAACGGCAGGTACAGTAGCAGCAAGTAAGGGTGTTGTAGTTGACTCCAATAAAGACATTGGAAGTTTCAGAAACCTGACTGCAACCGGAGAATTAGATGCAGCTACCCTAGACCTTTCGTCCTCTGCTGATATAGCTGGGGATTTGGTTTTGTCCGGTGGTGCTGATGGTGCATTGCAGTTTACTAACGCTGGTGAGAACTCAATCAAGATTCCAGATAACCAAGCCAGCGCGCTAATCATTGAAGAAGCAGATAACGCTTACATAACATTTGTTACGTCGGATAGTTCGGAAGCTATTACTGTAGCTAAAGCCACCACATTCAGTTCTAACGTGACTGTTAGTGGAAACCTAACCGTCAACGGAACTACAACCACAGTTGATACTGCAACACTGGCTGTTGAAGACCCCTTGATTGCTTTAGCTACAGGGAATAATTCCGCTGATGCAGTTGATATTGGTATCTACGGGCTATACGACACATCCGGTTCGCAAGATTTATATGCCGGGCTATTCAGGGATGCAAATGATTCCGGTAAGTGGAAATTATTTAAAGACAATCAAGCTGCTCCCACTACAACAGTTAATACTTCTGGAACTGGTTATGCAGTAGGGACATTAGTCGCTAATCTGGAAGGTAACGCTGACACCGTAACGACTAACGCAAACCTGACAGGGGATGTAACTTCTTCAGGCAGCAACGCAACGGCGATAGCTTCCGGTGTAGTTGTAGACGCTGACGTAAACGCTAGTGCTGCAATAGCAGTATCCAAGACTGCGCTTGCTGCTGGCACAAATATATCTTTATCTACAAACACCTTAAATGTTGACGATGCCTTCCTGATAAACAGTGGCAACGACACCACATCAGGGACAATTACTGCTGCTGGATTTACTGCTGGCGATGCTGGACAGGTTTATTTTTCAGACACAGCCCCAGCGTCAGACCACACAGCAACAGGTGTGGTTATTTCGATAGCGTCAGGTGAGTCGGTTGCTGCTTTCAATTCTGTTTATATCCGTAGTGACGGAGAAGTCGGCCCAGCAGATGCGGACGCTGTAACTTCAATGCCAGCAATCGGTGTTGCGTTAGAAGCAAAGGGTGACGGAGAAGCAACCAAGATATTAGTTGCTGGTGTATTGCGTGACGATACTTACAACTTCACTCCGGGCGCAGACTTATTTATCGGTACAACTGCGGGTGAGATAACTGCGACTGCTCCATCAGGTAGTGGTGACACAGTGCAAAAGGTTGGTGTTGCTTTGACAGCCGACTCTATCTACGTCAACTTCAACACGACCGAGGTTTTGCTTGCCTGATATTGAGAAAATAAACAATGTAGCCGTAGCCGACATCTCAAAGTTAGATTCGATTACTTTTGCTGACGGGCAGAAAGTTAATAACCAAGATGTCAGCCTTGTAACTGACGCTCATACGTTTATAGCGGACAACTCATCCGACACAACAGACCTTTCCTCGATTGATTTCACCAGCGGCATCGACTCGACATACGATGTTTACGAGTTTATTTTTACGAACATCAACCCGGCGAACGACAGTGTGGATTTCACTTTCCAAGTAAATGCTACTGACGGCGCGGACTATAACGACTCGCTCATTACGAGTACCTTTTTAGCGTTTTACCATGATGAGCCAACGGATACGGGTGCTGGTGGAGGCTATGACACAGGCCGAGATGCCGTCCAGTTAGACGAACCTGTCAAGCTGGCATCTTATGTTGGAAATGCGGCAGACGAAGGCGTGTCAGGCAAGTTGACTTTGTATGCGCCGTCCAGCACCACTTACGTCAAACATTTCCATGGACAATTTTCCACCAGTGCCGGACACAACCAAGAATATAACACCCACGTTGCAGGATATATAAATGACACGACTGACATAGATGACATTAGGTTCAAGATGTCCGCTGGGAATTTGGACGGGTTAATCGAGATGTACGGACTGGCGAAATCGTAATGGCTCTAACCCTTATCTCCACACCGCTAGATATAACCACTTCTGATACGGCAGTATCCACAGTGTCCATTACTTCTGGGATTGACGGCACTTACTCGGCGTATGAGTTTCACTGGGTAAATATTCATCCAGAAACTGACAATACTGAGTTTCAGTTTCAAGTAGAAACCGGGAGTGATACCGACTACGATCATCCTATGGTAACTACTTATGTTCAGGCGCATAACGACGAATCTGGCGGGTCTCCTACGGTGGCTTATTCCACTGGCGATGACCAAGGAACCGCTGGTGATGGCAATGGTGTCTTTCAAACTCTGGCAAAGGATGTGGGGGCTGGAGAAGCCAATCAATCTACTTCTGGAGTTTTGACGTTGTACGCCCCTTCAAGCGGTACTTACGTGAAGCATTTTGTTGCTACTTCCAACTGTTATCAGGGCGGCGATACATCAGTGCAGACATTTGTAGCTGGCTACGTCAATATCACGACTGCTATTACAAGGGTTCAATTTAAGATGAGTGGCGATAAAATAGACGCAGGAACTATCAAGATGTTCGGGGTGACGTAATGGCACTCGTCTTTATCGCATCTGCAACAGCCAGCAGTTCCGCAACACTTTCATTCACCAGCGGGATAGATAACACCTATAACGAATATCAGCTTCAGTTTGTGAATATGCACCCGGCATCTACAAGTGCGGGGGAGGGATTCATGTTCCAAGTCAACGCTGATGGAGGGTCGGGGTTCAATGAGACTATAACCTCGACAGTTTTTCGGGCATATCATACAGAGGACGATGCTACTGCTGACTTGGCATACGGAACTAGTCAAGATCAAGGGCAAGGAACGGGGTATCAGAAGCTGACCGACTACACCAGTAGCCAGAACGATGGCAGCGTATCGGGAATTCTTACTTTGTACGCTCCGTCAAGCGCAACGTATGTGAAACATTTCACGGCTGTTACCCAAAATATGCACGGCAATGCTGGGTCATCAACTTGGCACGTTGCTGGCTACATAAACACTACGACTGCGATTGATGAGATAAGTTTCAAGTTTGATTCTGACAACATAGCCGCAGGAACTATCTATATGTACGGAGTAGGTTAAATGGCGACACTGGCCCAATGGAAAAAACAACTGAAGGCGGCAAACTCCAGCCTTACAAAAGTAGTGGATGGTGTTAGTTCGACACTAAGCACCGCGGAATACAACGCCACGATCAACCAGTGGGCGCAAGCATCTTTCGACAAAGAGGTTGAGGCCGCGCTGATAGCAGACGGTGGTACATCTCCCAAGTACGCCCAGTACCGCCGGGATGCTTACCCGTCTATTGGCGACCAGCTAGACATGCAGTATCACGACTTGGTGGACAACACGACAACGTGGGCAGATGCTATCGCAGCAGTGAAATCAAAGTATCCGAAACCCAGCTAGAAAGGGAACCATGACAGAATTTACATCGACAGAGGCCGACTTGCAGACCCTCATTACAACGCAGGCGCAGCAGTTGACGAACGCCAACCTCACGATCATCGCCCTGAACAGGATAGTGAGCGAGTTGGAAGTGGAACTTGCC